TGAACCCCACTTTAACGAGCAACATGAACCATCCATTGAAAAGTCAATATACTAGAATATAAAAATGTCAATATGTAAAAAATAAATATAAACAATCATGATTATATTTATAAATACTATTATCAATGACCAGTAAAAAATTATATGTTATAACTCTGGAAAATGAGAAATGGATGTTACACGTATCAAAACAAACTGAATCCGCAAAAATATTTACGGAATGTAAATTACTGTATAGTTTTGTAAAAAACAATCATCCACTATCAATTCATGAATCGATAGATATTACAAGTGAATTAGAAACAAATATGTATGTAAAAAAATACATGTCATTTTATGGCATTGAAAATGTACGTGGAGGTAGTTATTCAACTGAGGTTCTCGATGACCATTTACAGAGAACCCTTTACCATGAATTAGGTTATAGCTTTCCAATTATTGAATCTGAACTGGATATTGTAGAAAATATCATGAATAATTGCGAATGTTTTCCGAAACTGTCAAAAAATAATCTTGACGAATTGAAAAACCATATTGAAGAAAAACTGAATGACTATTACAATACAAAAAATGCGTATGAATCCGTGAAAAGTTATTGTGTCGGTGATAAAATAGTAGAAATAGACAGAACATTTATAGATGACTTGGATTGGTTATCGAATATTTCGAAACTTAATTACGATATTCCAGCATACAAAATAAATCATGATATTCATATGAATTATCAAATAATATTGAAAAAAATGAACGCCATATATAATATTTTTCTCAAGATATCAAGAAACAACTTGGTTTTTGAACCAGCAATTTACTTACAGAAACCATATGTATGTTTGGATAATTACGTCTATCACTTTAGAAAAAATCATTTGAACAGTGAGAATAACAAAATGGAGGAATTATTATCAGCATATGAATATATGTTTTATTTTGTACTCAATAGAAAAGAAGAATTAGAATTTGATTTATCGACATTTACTAGAAAATACATAAAAGAATTGAATTATACACTTGAATACATAAATATGATTCAATAAAAGTATAAAAAATTGATGAATTTATTGGATAAATTAGTATTATTATAATGAAACAATACTAATTCAAAATCAACAATGACACGTGATCAACGCTTTCGAGATTCTTTTGATGAATTCTTTTTGGCTGAAATTAAAAGCGAAAATTTGAAACACTACGACCCTTTACGTTTGCTAACAAAAAACACAAAAAAAAATCTACATGAATACGTTTTGACAATTCCTAGTAGATATAAAATATACGATGTTACAAATGATGTATTTGATGAAGATGGTAATTTGATTCATCCTCGTGAATCTGTATTCACAAATCAAGTATTACCTGATTTCGAATTTTTTGAAACAAAATATTTCGGATATTTCGATAAATACAGATTGTTCGATGGATGTAGAACCCTTTCATGGACATATGTTTATAATATGAATACAACCCAAGATAATTTTGAAGTAGATAATCCATCATTCACTGTAGTTATAGATGTATATTATTACAAAAACTATTCTCCTTACCCTATAAAACCAGAAATGTCAATTACAAATGACAAATATAATAAACTATTGAAACAAAATAACGATTTGATGGAAAAAAATGAAAATTTGACAGAACAAATAGAAGGATTACACGATTTAGTCATTATGAATGAACAGAAGAATAGGTTTCTTCAAAAAAAAATAAACAGATTGTATGATATGTTTTCAAAAAATCATAATAGAATGACGAATAAAATAATCGAATTATTGAATGAAGAAAATAAATATGAGGATTGTCCAGTATGTTATGAAAAAATGGATTCAGATACCATTATAGTTCCAGGTTGTTGTCATTATATATGCTGTGATTGTATGAAAAAATGTGAAAATTGTCCTATATGTCGTGAAAAATATTGTATGAAATGTAAGTAATTTTATAATCCATTAAAAATAAAAGCGGAATAATCATTGGGCTGGCCACTATTTATAGTAGCATTTATTTCTGTTTTTTTATTGTTTGATGATAAATTACAAACAACACCATAACTTGTATTCAGTATGCTACTACTATAAGTTGTATTCGTATTCAAATTCAAACTTGAATTGAATTTCAAATAAATATCATAAATATACCCAGGTTCTGTGAATAAATATACATTGGATACATGTAACATACCACTATACAATACGGCACTATACGAACTATATATATTAGTAGGAGTGAATGATATATTATAATTCATAGAAATATCTTTTGACGGTATGATACTAGGAATTTTTTGTAGAGTAACTTTTTTGTTACTATAATAAACCGATAAATCAATCGAATTGATATTCAAACTTATATCATTGAATTGTAAAGGCTTATTCAATATTGAATTTGAAATATTTGTTCCATTCACGTATATTCCTATAGGAATATTGAAATAATATGTATAAGAATATTGATCTATATTTGGTTTTATATACAGTGTAAAAATCTTAGTTTCTACACCAGATTGACATTTTATGTCATTGGTAATATAATATTTCCATTTGTCATAATCATATGAATTTTCAAAAGCATAAGCATTTGGTTGTGATACAAAATTATACAGTGGTACCTTTGGATTATTCACTAAATACATTATTGGTCCCGGAACACCACATGATGATGTAGGAGTAGGTATGAAATCATCCAAAGAACAATCACTAACTCTTGCTTTTTTTTCCGTTGTGTTGTAATTTCCAGAATTATCAATAACGGTTGTAAATATACTAGGATACGAAGAAGTCTGTTTTTTTCCATTGACAAGTTGTGACCAAAACTCAGTTTTTTTGAATTTGTTCGTTTTTGTATTTGTATTATTTCCTTCATATTTCAATATTTCGACCTTTCTACGCATATCAAAATCTCTTTGTGAAAATTGAGGATATTGGGTATAGGGAGATACTTTTTCATATCTTATTGGAGGAATATTAAACAACATCTGCATCTTGCGTTGCTGACATGCTGTAGTTAATTGTGAATCTCCCATTTATAATATATATATTAAATCATATATTATAAAGTTTTCATAAGACGAAATTATACTTGTTGTTGTGAATACCATTGTCTTGATAAATAATCAAAGTTTTTGTTTTGTAATGAACTAGTATCTGCTATATTCAAATTAGGGCCATATAAAACTATCGCGTTGATTTCGAATACATTCAATGCTCTACTATAATAACGTAAATTGGACAGCTTGCCATTGAAACCGCCATTCTGAAATAAATTGACATTATTGTAATTTTGTTTTGGAACATTCAACAAAACTAGACGATTTGATACAATTCCATTAACATATACATCTAAAATGGTATTTTTTATACGGATAGCAACGTGTGCCCATTTACGAATGGGTATGTTCTCAATATCGATTCTATTATTCGTATCTGTGCTATTAACAGTATCCAATATCACTAACAAACTATTATTGTTTGGTCCTAAATAAACACCAGGACTATTATTAATAGTGGATATTGCGGTTGTTTTATCGAAATTATTATCACCTTTGTTGAAAATGTGTTGATATTTGTTATTATCATTACCTAAATCGTTCAAATAGATCCAAAAACTCCATGTAAATTCAATACCAGATGATTGATTATTTGAACGTTTTATAGATATAGTATCTTTTGATTTCGGATCTTGTGTTATTACTTTACTATTTGTTCCATCAATCATACCTTTTACAATATATGGGTCATCGGATGGAGTTAGAAAATATCCTATCAAAATAATCCCTAAATTGACTAAAAACATGAAAACAATCAAAACTAAAATCAAAAAGGCTACCTTTGCGACAACTGTATTTGAACTCAAAAAAGAAGTAGAAGCTCCGACTCCTGCTTTTGCTGAATCCGAAAATTGATTCACTGATTCGGTAATGCTCGATTTCACATTATTGAATGTATTACCTACGTTTTCAAACCCCGATTTTACAGATTCTGGTATTTGTATTTGTTGAGCCTGTATTGGTTGAAAATTATTCATTTATATTCGTTATATTATATTATAATATAACGATTTTTTATTTTACGGTTTTTATCTTTTTATTCTCGTCATAAATTCTAAAACAATGCGAATTTGGATTGAACAACATTATCTTTCAATATTGCTACATTAATTCCATAAGATGAAAGAGTATTTGAAAGACTATTACCACCATTACCTGACATATAAGTACTCCATGCTGTTTGTGGGTCAATTGGACCGGTCCATCGTTTGAACATAGCTACATAAGCATCAAATGCTGTAAATGGTATTATAGATACATCTGAATTTCCTAAGAAAATAGGCACCGTTATGTCTCCTGGAATTTTTGGCATACTACCCAAAGTAGTTGTATTGGTTACAGTCACATTATAGAATCGTTTGGATTTTACTAATTTACCGTCCATATATACATCAGCAAATTGATTATCAACACTAACAATAATATGACACCATTTTTGAATTGGGAAATTATCTGTAACAGTGAGTGTTTGAACAACTGGTGTAGCCGCTGTGCTATTACTCATAGTCATATCTAATTTCAATACAGGACTACTCTTATCTAAATACAATTTCAAGTTATCTTTGCGGCTAAAAATAGTTTTATTCGCGTTTATATCCCAACTATTTATGTAAATCCATATACCATACGCATATCCAGTACTAGTCGGATTATCAATATTTGTAATTTGTGTAACCGGTGTTTTCAAACTAGCACTAGATTGAATAGTTGTAGATGTAACTGAAAAATATCTGTACAAAACATAAATCAATATAGCAATAACAATTCCTAAAATAATAAGCACTGGATTCATTATTTTGATTACTTTTATATTAAATCATTATAAATTATTTACAGGAGGATTATTATTCATTAGTAAATTATACATATTAACAATTTGGAATTGTGTCAATGGTTCAGTATAATATTTTATATTACAGATAGCACCATATAATCCATCATTGTTACCGATAGTTATTTGATCATTGACAAAAAAGTTTTGATTGTTGTTATTAGTGAAATTATATGAATTTTCTAAATTACCATTTATAAATAGGTCAACCATACTATCCCTGTAATTGAAAACGAAATTATGCCATTTTTGGTGAGGTAATGATATTTCAAATCCAGATTTGTCACCTTGTGATTCATTATAATAAAAAATGTATTTGTCTGTATATTTAGAATCATAATTATCATTGTAATATGTTACTCTTGGTTTTCCGTTTCCATAATCGAAAATATTTGTTTCTTTAGAATATGCTCGGTATTCACTTGACTGCTCATTCAAATAAACCCATAATGAGATAGAATAATTACGTCTAAATATACCTCTTTGAGAACTATTGGGGTCCAAATCCGGAATTTTCAGATCTGAAGAACTGGATAATATTCGTTGTTTGTCCAAGAAAGCCGAATCTTTCAATATAACAATTCCATCTTTGTTTGAAAGAGCATTCAATAATTTTGGTAAGTAAAAATAGAATAATATCAATACTATTTCTATTATGAACATAACAAATACGATGTTTGTTGTCATTTTGAATTCATTCAAAATGTATTTGATGAAAATAATGAAGAGACATGGAATATAAAATAATAAATATACGAAGAATCCTGTCCATCCAGATAGTGATTTCAAATAATTACTGTAAATATAAAAGAAAATGGATAATCCAATAATTATAATTACTAACAACAATATATTTATTACATAGCTTGCTACTAAAAACGCACCAGAATTAGCATTAATAAAATAATACGAAATTGTAAATCCAAAAGCCAAAAGCAACGCATAAACTAATAATCTATAATTTGCGCCAGAATTCGCGGTTTTGTTAATCAAAAGAAAATATACAAATATAAATGGTATTATCAATCCAAAAATATAAACATATAATTTACTAGTTAATGCTTTTGTATCTGTCGCTGCATAACCTAATATGATTATTGCTACTAAAAT